AACGGTTGTATTGCGCATGAAGTTTGATCGCGTTATCTTCTTTGTCGTGGTACCATTCCAGATTGCTAACTCGTGCGTTTCCGATACCGAAGTGATCGCGTCTAATTGTGTTATTGTCTTGTCTGCCATTTCTTATATCTTAATTCGTGATGAAGCTGCCCATAATAGATTGCTTCCAGCCTCCCACAACAAATAATCTCCGTTCTCCTGGTATATTACCCTCAAGCTGATTAATTGGCTGAAGATAACTCCATCGTTGCCGTACTCCTCTATCTCGCGTGTATCTTCAACGTAGGTATGTAGGTTAAGCAACCCCTCGTTTAAGTCAAACGTTCTGCTCTTGCTATCCTTTACCAATTGCAATACCTGCTGGCTAATCGCATACATCGGTAACTTACTTACTCCGCCTTTCCTCTGCTTGGTTACTACCCGAATATCCAAACGCGCTGGACCTCCGAAGTAGTCCTTTGTCAAGTCCTCGATGAACCTGAACCCCTCCAGTACGATGTAATTAGAAGGTGCGTTCTTAGGTACTCCCGTGTAAACTGGTACATCGCTCCCGTCGTAAGATAGATTTCCATCCAACAACTGAACCAATGCAGATAATATGCCGAGTGCTGGCTCTCTCATTAATAGATAGCTAATAGGTCCCCTGAATACGTCGTGCCTGAAGTGAGAACTTTCTTCACTGCTACTGGAATGTACTCTGGATCTCCAACGCCTTTAAAAGTAGCCGTAGTGCCGTCTGCCGTTACTACTGCAACGTCGCCCGTACCTCCTGATGCGCGAACGTAAAAGATACCTAATGGATCGGTTTGGAAGTCCGCTGCCGATACGTCGATTTCCTCTGCCGTTTGTCCTTGATAACGCTCGAATCCTCTTTGTCTTGCCATGATGTTTATTTTAATACTTGTTTTACTCTATTTATGAATGGTCTAAAATGCTTTTCCAATGCTGGCCGCATGAATGGTCGCTTCTCCAAGTTGTTTGCCTGATATCCAAACTCCAATGCGGCTGAATAACGCGCTCCGCTAATTACCCTTCCAGTCATCTCACCCGCTTTGCTTTCCCATCTGATATTCTGCTTCAAGTTACCCGTATCCGTTGCTGGTGGATTGTTAGGTGAACTTGCCGTATGCGTTCTGTTGGGTAGGTACAACTTTCTTGTTATCCCTGAACCTGGTTTGCTGATGCTCTCGATAACGGTCTTGTGGACCTCTAAGGTAGTTTCTTTCACCGCCTTAGATATCTGCTTCTGCTGCTTCTCAGATGCTTGCTCTATGCGCCTCTGTAAGGCCTTTAATTCGCTATTTGGTATGTTTACCCTAATCACGTTTGATGTACATTATTAAGGTCCATACATTGCGCCTCTCGTCTTTTACCAAGCTATGCAACTCGTAAACCTCTCCCTGATACTCCACTCGGTAGTGCATATCCAATCCGGGTACGTCGTCGTAATACACTTCGCACTCATAAGGCTGGCCGTTTACTATCTGGCTCACCTCCAATGCTTCGCTTCCCTTCATCGGCTGAACGTAGGCCCATGTGCTCACCTCTCCAGTCCATGAAGCAGAATAACCCCCGAGCGCATCTTTCGTCTGCGTGGAGGTCTGAAACGTTACCCTATCTTCCATCTTGCCTACACCCATATCCTCGTGCGATAAGCGTTTAGCATCTTCTGTGCGTTGAAGTAACTCAACGTGCGCCCTTGATCATTGCTCGAACTTCTTACCTCCCACATCTCGGCCAATATGCTCAAGATAGCCTCCTGAACTGGTCCTGGACAACTCGCGCTGGTAGTGTAGATAAACTCGTAGGAATACGAATTGTCTGTGCTGAATACTTGAGTAACACGAATGGTCGGCTCTGTGTTTCCTATTTTCCAATAGTTGGTGTTTAGGGTTAATGTCGTAGCCGTGCCTTCCTTATCTATTCTCTTAACGCTGGTGATCGTTGCTACCGGTACGTGGATCAAGTCGAACTCGGTTGTATCTCCTGGTTCGCTTACGTACTGCGTAACGGTTTTGTCAATGAACGCCCGGTTGCAATAACGCTCGGCCCACTCCCTCGCAGAAGTTATCATCCGCGTTATCATCGTGTCCTCTTGCGTATTGCTTACCCGTAGATGTGCTTTGGCTTCCGATAACGTGATTGGCTCTGTACCAATGCTCGAAAAAGTGCTTTCTACTTTCATACTTACGAAGGTATTAATTGCTCTGTTGGTGGTGTTCTAATTGCATAAAAAAAGGGAGGACCGCAGCCCTCCCCCTGATTACAACTAATCAACCAATGCTTATGATGCAGCCTCGATTGCAAGTTTGATGTTAGCAAACGTATCTACGAACCAAGCAGTTGGATAGTAGATAGGGAATGCCAAACGCTCTTCAACAACAACTGTTACCAAGTTGTAGATAGCGTTGTCTTGGTCTTGGTCAAACAAGCGAACCGATACTCCTTCGCGTTGTGCGATTTGAGCAGCGTTAGTATCTCCAATGTAAAGCGTTCCAGCAGCAACCGAAGTTGATTGATAAACTGGAATACCTTGGAAGAATGCTGATCCACCTTCGTAGGTGATTTGGTCAAACAAGTACTGCCCGTTGCTACCTTTGTCGCTCAATGCGTCGTAGTAGTCGATTGGGTTAAGTACGATCGCGTTTGCGTTGTGCTTGTTGGAAGCTAATACTCCACGTGCAGCGATCATCGCATCCCACTTGTTCGAACCATCGAGTGCATACTTATCAGCGAATACTGTACCCGCGATGTCTGCGTCGGTAAGTGCTCCTGAAGAAATACCTGTAAGGTTAGCTCCAGTACCGTTACCTGTCAAAAGTTGAGTGTCTTCTACTTTCAACAACTCGATTACTCCGTAGGTTTGAAGGAATCCAGCCAATGCAGGAATGTCATTCAACAACTCCTCGCTGATGCGCTTGTGATGAGCGATCTTGCGAGCAGGTGCTTCCTTCATTTCGAAGTCATTGTCTGAAGCTGGCTTAACAACTCCCTCACCAATAGCAGCAGGTGCTCCATCTACCGCAGTTTCCTGTGGGTAGGCAAAGATGCTACCTGTCATTGGTACTACGCTGAACAACGAGCGAATGTTGAACGCCTCACGCTTAAGTGGAGTGATGGTGCTCAAACGAGTAGGCTCGATGAATGATACGTTAGTACCGTTAGTCAATGAAGCTGCTCCAGTCATTGTACCGGCTGCTTTCATGCTGATAGGTGCAGTAGTCTTAGCTTCGCGTGATTGGAATGCTTTGAATGAAGCATCCTCCATCAAACGCTCTGCAAGGCCTTTGGAGTTTTTGAACTCGCCACCGTTCTCACGGAGTTTCTTCACGTCGGTTACCAAACGATCGTAGTCGTCTTGGCTGATACCGGCCATTGAGTTCACTTTCTCGGCAAGGTTGCTTAATGCTGACTTTGTCTCTTCTGCGATTCCAGCAGCAGATGTGGCCTCGTTATTGGCCTTTTCGATTTGCGCGTTGATTTCATTTTTGATCGCGCCTAATTGGTCTTTCAATTCCATTTTTTGAATCAATTAAAGGTTATTCCATATGCTTAATAAATCCACCGGCTCGTTAGTCGCTTGAGTGGATTGCTCCGGCTCTGATACGCTAACAAGTGATTTCAATGCTTTCTCGATATCCGATACCTCGTGCTCTATTAGCTTGAAGGTTTCGTCTGTGTAGTCGCCATTGCGTAGTACGTTGTTGAGCTTGGATAACCGCCCTAACAACTCGCTGGCAAACTCTGCTTTCATTTCTGACTTCATCCCCACTACTGGAGTGTTCTCATTCGCTCCCCAAGTTACGCTGGAATACTCCCACAACTTGACTTCCTTAATCAATTGGTATTCCTTGTTCTCGGCCATATCTGATTTGATAATCTCAAACCCGATGGAATGCTCCGTAATAACCCCGTCGCGATATAACTTGATGTAGTCGCCATCGCGAATGTCTGATACCTTGCTATCTATCAATAGTCCGTTCTCATCCTGGACCATTGTTAGTGGTGTACCTATTGGGTTGTATCTGTCGTGCTGGAATAAGTGCTTAATGCGTGGTCGTGGTGATTGTGGTCCGCGTTCCTGAATGGTCTTACTGAATGCGCCCTTCTCGATAATATCACCGTCTGAATCCACGTTGCCGAATGCTGAAGCATACAAGGTAACAATACCTTTGCTCTCATCTACATCGGCCACCGGTAAAGATGTGTTCTTGTATATCATGCTACAAACTTATTTCTTCTTCTCTTTGTCTTGTTCTAAATCGGTTACTTTGGCGATCGGGTGATGTTTGTCGTAAACTATCTGGCTCACGAACTGGTAACTCACTCCGAACTTAAAAGATAACTCCGCCATCGTTTCGCGGACCTTTCCATCGTTCTTGCGTAGGATTTCAAAGTAGTGCTTCCTGATTAATACCCGCTCGGGACTTTTGCGCTTAACGCATCCAAGCTGGTCTAATACGTGCATTAGATTGAGGGTAACTCGGTCCTCGATTCCGTACTCCTTGCGAATAAACTCGGCAAACGCTTTGCGTGCCCTTAGTTTACCTCGCTGGAGTTCTTTCTTATCGAAGTCATTCATATTGGTTAAGATTGGTTGTACTCTGGATTGTTGGGGGTGATGTAAACCATCGTGCATCGGCAATTAATCACCTCTGATGCTGGTGCTCCTACCATCTGCGGTCTATCCATCTGCGTTCCGTTCACATTGAAGTAGTCGTCTAATAGGATAACCGTACCATCTATCGCCTCGTGTGAATCCCTTTGCCGCCCGTCTATTGATGTGATCCACTTCTTCTTCAACTGCAAACCCGTTGCTTTGGCTGCTTGGAAGCTGGCCTCATTCGCTGCGATTCCTACCTCTGTCCTCATTACCCGGACCGCTCTGTAACGATTCTGCTTACCCAT